CTCTTCCCATTGTCATTTCTGAAGCACCTATTCCATAAGGAGGGTCTACAATAGCTAAGTCAAAATGATTATCTTGATACCTTGACATTAATTCCATATTATCTTCATTAGTTATATTCATTTGGTAGCATTAGTCTTATCCCTAGTTCTGTTAAAGCCCATATCCTTATTTGGTCTGCATATATTTCAAACTCTTTAGTGTTCATTCTTGCTGAACTATTAACTACTTGAAGCCCTACTTGTCTTTCGTTTATTTCTATACTTTGCCATTCACTAGAAAACTTTATTTTAAGACAATCGTGCATTTCATCAGGGAAGTAGCCAAGCTCTGAAGCTAATGGCTGTACTATACAAGCCCAATAGTAATTATTTTGCATATTGCTTCTGTTGTTTCTTTGTTTCTTTACATCAACTATATAGTCATTCTCTAATTCCTTTAAATAGTTAATTAGCGTTTGTTTGTCTTGTTTATTCTTTATTACAAACTTCATAATTGTTCTTTAGCCTTATCCCAAAGCATATCATCTTTATTGCTTAGTGTTGGCTCTGTTCTTTTAAGGCTTGGCATACCTTCTGTTGGTTCGCTATCCATATATTTATTACAGCTACATATTACATCTGCGACCCATTTCCCTTCTCTTAAAACTATCTTGGCTTTAGTTACTTCTCTTTCCTCTTTGCCACATTTACATTTATAAAGCGTCATACAGTCTGTCTAGTTCAAAGTGTAAATGATTAATTGCTTTCCTTATATCTTCTACTCCTCCGTCATTGTGCTTGTTCCTACTTCTTAAAAGATAAGTTACTGCCGTTCCGATATTGTAGCTGAGGTCAAAGTTGCTTACTACATCTTTAGCCATATATCCATTCTTTCCTTTGTAATATTTAGGTATATCATCTAAATCAATTGGTGTCATATTATTCATATTTTTAATTAGTTTCTCGTTTTGCTTCATCTTTAATTAGATTTTCTATTAGTTTCAACATTTGGTGTGCAGTATATATTCTACTCTCTCCTGAATAGTTTTCATATATCATTCTGAAGTTATCATCTTCATAAGTCCAAAGACTTTTTACTTTAGTTTTAATATGGTTTCTCAATATCCACTTAATTGTCTTATATGTTCTTTTAGTTTTCATCTACTACTTTTTTTATGCCGTCTGAAATAGCGGACAAGCAAGATCCACAATTTGTTCCTGCATTATAATTAGCACCATAGATTGTATTGTATAATTCAACTGCTCTTTTCTTTCCTTCAAAATCTTTTGCTCTACCATTCTTTATTTCTTCCCAAACCTCTATCGCTTCATCTATTAGTGACTGATGTAGCTTGTCAGGTGTTTCTATCTCTGTTGTTTTTTCCCATCTCTTAGGATTGTCTGCACAATCCATTGGTGCTATTCTTGCCTTAATTTTCATAAAACATTTACAAATGCCACAGTTCCCTAATAAGCTTTTATAGTGAGGACACTCTCTACATATAGCTATCCTGTCATCATAGACATTATCGGGTACAAAAAACTTATTCATTCTTTTTCTTTTTTACTTTTCTAACTATCATTGTTTGAGAAAATCCAAACATCATATAGAATGATGAACACTTGTCGGGATCATACATTCTTTTATTTCTTTTTTTTGTTTTATTCAATTTCTTCTTTTATTTTGTTTCTTACTTTATCTATTGTAGTAAATAAACTGTTTCTACTTATTCCTGTTTTCTTTGCGAGTGAATCGAGTGTGTTCCCCTCATAATAGTAAAGTTGGAATATTTTTTTATCGTACCAATATTCTAACGAATCTAAGACTTCATCAATCTTTTCTAATTGCTCATACTTGCAGAAGTCTAAAACTTCATTAGGTATATTATAAATACTCTTATGACTTTGATATTCATAAGTTGCATTACTTGTAAGCTCATCAATGTTATTATAATATTTATTGTATGTATAATAGAACTTAGATCTAGGACTTGTAAAACCTCTCCTTAAAGCAACTGCGCCATATCTTGTTAATCCATCTTCACCATCTTTTTTAAAAATATCAGATAATGTAGAAGGGTTCATCTGAAGAAAATACAACATCAATTCCTGAACAGCATTATCAATTTCGTTCTCATCAGTAGTAAAAGCAAAAGACATTTCTTTAAATTTACTTCTCAACTCTGCAACGGCTTGATAAATCTTATTCATTGAGTGGCTCTAGGTTATCTATTTTATCAGCAACGTCTTGTACCATTTCATTCAACACAACTTTATAAGCTCTGATAGTTGCTGCATTAGTTTTTGTTTCTAGTCCTGCAAAGAAACCACTTGTTGCAACCGATAAGTTAGTAGGTATTATCATCAACCAAGAATACCAGTTATCCTCTTTAACTCCTTTGCCATATCCGTTGTGGTAGTCAATTATGATGTCTAATACATCTAAGTAGTTATTGTATCTACTCTTTGTGCTTACATCTTTTGCAAACTCTTTACACATTATAATATAAGTTTCTATGATGTTTCTGTGTTCCTCACTTGCATATATCGGTTTTGTCATACGACAAATTTAAAAAAAAGGTTTACTCAATTCCTTTTTCTTTTTTTAACTTTTCAACAAGTGATTTGTAGTAACTTATTTTTTCTTCATATTCCACTCTTGAAATCTTTAGAATAGACCTAGAAATTTGTTCTAGTTCTTCAGCAGTTCCTTCTCCATATTTACTATCTAATGCTAATCCGAACTTATACTGCTCTCCACTTCTGAACATATTACAAGCTACACATTGCACCTGACAATTTTCTTCATCAAATCTAGTAGCCATAAAACGCCTAGACTGAAAATGACCATTCTGTAATGTTTTATAATGTGCTACCTTCCCACAAGTAAAGCAAACGGCTGCACCTGTATCTGAAGCTTCTCTAAGTCTTATGTAAAGACTAAACCATTTGTCAAGTTCTTTTTTTAATTTACTTATTGTTTTCATAACCTAAGTCTTTACGCCATTTGTCTTGTAGTATGCCTTTTCTTAAATTATACTTTTGACCTCTATATTTAGGTTCTTCTTCTTGAAGTTTTGCTCTTGCTCTTTTTATGCTTGGAGCTGAGGTGAATTTATTACTAGCATATAATTTTAAAAATTCAACAATTGGTGTTTGTTGAGTTATTCCTTCAATATGTGTTAGTTCTTCTGCCCAAATATTAGCACAAAGTCTGTTATCATCATCCCTTAATTTAGGGTACATCTTAAGCCAATACTTTACTTTATCTTTTGTTTTCATAATTCATCTTTAAATTTAGCACAAAAATATGCTTCTAATATACAAGCTATAATTATTATTCCCCATACAATTGTTAATATCTTCATTTTAAAATAGTTTGTTTTGTTCTTTATCTAATCTTTGTTTTATTATCTCACAATATTCTAAACTCATTTCACTCCCTATATAGTCCCTATTGTTTAGTATAGCCATCTTAGCAGTTGTTCCAGAACCCATAAATGGGTCATAAATTAAATCGTTTTCATTTGACCAACTAATTATGTGGTCATTTGCTAATTGTTCTGGAAATATTGCAGGGTGTTTACTTCTGTCTGTATTTGCAAGTTTCCATATATTAAACCTTTGCCCATATTTATTCCTTTTCCCATATTTTCCAACTTCTCCCATAGTACCATCTGGAAGCCTTTTGTTTTTTAAGAAAGTGCCTGTTTGATTTTTGTTCAACCTGTCTTTCAAAGGGTTAAATGTTTTTATTTTACCTTTCACAAATACAAACATATATTCAAAAACTTGTGCGTACCTTGTTTTTAAAGCACCAACAGCAGTAAAACCCCCTTTATTCCAAATCATTGTATCGTGTAGTTTAAACCCACATTCTATAAAATATAATGCTTGTTTAAAACTTGTTCCTGTTTCACTTCCTTTTACAGTAGCATCACCAACAACCCAAACAACTACACCACCTTCTTTAGTTACTCTATATAATTCTTTTGCTATATTTTCAAAGTCAAACGAATATCCGTTATAAGTTCTTAAATTGTCGTATGGAGGTGAAGTAACAGTTAAATCAATAAAATTATCTTCCATTCTACTCATAGTATCTAAGCAGTTTTCATTGTATATTTTATTTATCTTCATTTCAATTTTCTTATTAGCCACATTACAACGGCTGTTACTATCACCCAGCCTATCATTATATATGTTCTAAACATACAGGACATAAATTATTATCCCTAATTTCATCTGTTATTTCTATACCACAACAAGTATATTCTATTTCTTCTTCTTCTAATATTTCTAATATTACTTTATCTACTTCTTCAATATTAGATAATTCATTTTGTTCTTTCATTGTATTTGTTTTAATGGTTCTTGATACCATAAGGTCTTTCCTTTTGGTTTTCCTAATGTATGTACTTCATAATAAGCATTGTCGCACATCTCTTTCATTTTATATGTCCATTTGTAAAAAGTTCTGATATTTAAAAAGGGTTCATCTTTACCAAATCTTACACCATAGTGAAAGGCATCAACTACTTGATTAAAGCTCATATTTCCAAAACGCTTTTCTTTTATTAAGTCTGCTGCAAATATCTTACTTAGACTTGCTAAGGTTTGAGGATCTGTCTTGTGTCCTATTTCAACTGATGTCTTTGCTACTAAGTCTAAGACTTTTGCAGTAAGCTCTTGTAGGTTTTCTTGTTTAAGTGGTTTCATTTCTGATTTCTTTTAAATAACTTTCTAGTTCATCTACTGATTTGTTATATTCTTTTTGAATATCATAAAACCAATCCTTTAAAATATCACATTTTAATAATGGATTTAAGCCATTAAATTCTTTTGTTGTCTTAAATTCAGCTTCTCCGTCATCTAAATTCATTTTAAATAATTCATTTGTTTTCATATTTTCTTTTTTAAATTAATTTTTTAGCTTCTTGCCAAGCATTTATTTGTGCGTCTAATTTAGACATTCCTTTTGAATTACTCCACTTCTTTTTAGTTTTATTTCTCATTTCCCAAGTCCGAACACAAGCTTTCCAATCTTTCATTTTGTTTTTACCTACAAACCAACCTTTGCTTTCGTAAAAATCAATAAATGCTTCTGCTTCTATATTATTATTCCTTTCTGAACAATAATTCTGAACTTCTAAAATTGTTGGCTTATTAAAAGGTTTATTATTTATTCTTATTTCTTTATTCTTATTAATAGTTGTGCATTTACTTAATGACAAGTTGTTAAGAAACTTCACAACTAGTTCTTCATTTACTTTAAAATATTGTTTCGCAGGAACTCCTTTACGCTTGGTTTCTATTATACCATTCTTTTTCAATGACTTAATACATTTTCTTTGCTGATAAGGAGTTAGTGTTGTGTCTTTCTCAATATTAGCTTCAGTATTGAAAAACCACCCATCTGTCATTCCGTTTGCTATAAAATATTCTTCTTTTGAAATCAGATCAGCAAGTAGGACTGCTTCTTTCAATCCTATTTGCCGAGCCAATTCTTTATTCAATACTAAAAATGCTGTACTACTCAATAAGTGCTTCATACTATTTCTATTTCAAATTGATAATCTTGGAGTGCTAACTTACATAATTCTAATTGATTATAGAAATTTCTGTAAGAAACTTTTATATCAGTTCCAAAACCCCCTGAAGTAACACGAATAGTAGTCTGATGATTTGAGCTATGTCTAACATCATTCTTTCTTAGATGTTCCTGTAAATTATACAAATCAATGAAAGTCTTTTTAGCTTCTTTAACTCCCATATAAGCATTATAGATCTTATTGAATATATCTCTATATAACACCCAAGAAGAATAATTAGCTGAGTGACATCTTTCATAATGGTTTACGCTTGTTCTATCTCTTTTTAATACCTTACCAATAATATCTCTGTGAGTGTTATCTTCCATTCTGGCGATTACACTAACAACAGCTCTTGGGACTTGTATCTCTGTCTTACGACTTCTTAAAGCCAAAGAACCCTTACGCATACCTAACAAAGATGTCGCTAGGTTGCATAAGTTTTTAAAGTTATCTTCTTCTTTCATATTAAAATGGCATATCTTCTTCTTCAGAAGTAACAAACTCTGTATTGTTGCTCTGGTTTGTAAAGTGATAACCGTCTATGTTGTGATAGTATTTACCATTATATTCTCTTGAATAAACATTACAAAGAATTGATACCGTCATTCCAACTTCTAACATATTCATTTTCTGTACCTTATCTCCGAAAGCACTTACTGCAATTAAGTTGTTAAATTCTCCACCTGTATCAATTACAATTGATTGCTTTTGCCATTCCTTTCCTGCTTTGCTAGTTCCTGTTTCAAGATCAAGCTTCATTTTTACCTTACCTTTTACTTCCATAATTTATTTATTTATTTTAGTTATTACTATTTTTAAAACTCTCGCTTTCATCTTCAGAAAAACAGCCCAACTCATAGAAACCTGTAAGCTTTAGGACTGCTCTTGACATTGCTCTTTTCTCTGCCATTTCCATTACATACCAACTATTGGTTGTGCCACTTTTAAAATCTCCCTTTAAAGCTGAACCAAAGGTTTGTATAAAAGTTTCATTATCTTCTTTCTTTGCGTGAGCTTTAACAACACAAAAGTCTTTCTCACATTTGATGACTTCATAGTCAATTTCTATTCCTTCTAAAGCTTGGATCTTATCAATACCACTTCTTGTGATAATGATATAGTGTTGATGTTTAAAGACATCATCTTTTGTAAGATTATACTTAATGTATTTCTCTTTTAAAATTTCTGTTTTCATATTAAATTTATTATTGTAGGTTGATTATTATTTGTTTTATAGTGTTTTTTCCAAGTAGGCTTTAGATCTAAAACCCAACTGTCTTGCTGTTGCCATCCATAAGTCTTAAGCATTTCACAAAACTTATTATAACATTGTAGTTCTGTTCCTATAACTACAACTGAACGTCTGTTATAAGACAAGTCATTGTTAGGATAACCATCTATACTTGTTACTCTTGCAGGTATAAATTGAGGTTTCAATAGCCATTCTTCAGCTATTACTTTAGTGTCATCTATCAGTTTCCCTGTTATCCAAGAAACTTTAGGTTTGCTGTAATCTACATAATCATAAGTAGAATATTCTAGGTACTCTGCGTCTTGTATTGTCATCTTAGCAGTATGTTTGAATGTAGATTAATACAGCTAAAACTGATACTCCTATTAAACAAAAGTTAGCCAATACATTTAAAATCTTATCGTTTCTTTTGTCTTTCTCTTGACTTAGATTATAAACATCATATCTATAATCACCATCTTTGTAAAGATAGTTTATCTTAAAGAATGTTTCTTTTTCTTTTTCATTTAGGAAGTATGTAGCTTTTGTATTCCTATTCACAATTTTAAAGTTTTCCATTTTCTTATATACCTATATTAGTCGCAAAGGATTTTATGCTATAAAAAAAGGTAGATAACTTAATACCTACCTATATAGTTTTAATTATTTTCTTATTCCGTATAATTGTACTTTATTTATTCCTATTAAATAAAAATCTACAAATTTGCAATTAGTTTCTTTTGTAAATTTATCTATAACAAAATCTAATACTTTTGCTTGTCTTTTTTTATTAGAACTTTTAAATGTTACATTTCTTGTGATGTGTGTTACTTTCTTTTTCATTTTCTTTTCTTATTGATTAATAATGGTACAAACATATAACAAATATTTGAATTAACAACCTTTTTAACACAATTATTACCAAAGTTATTAACAATTTAAGTGTTAATAGTGTTTTGACTAGATAAGCGACTTTAGGTGCTGTCTAGTATATTACCATTAAAAAGATGTGAAAGTGCCTTAGAGCGTAAAGGGGTGTGTCTATAAAGGCATTAAAAGGTTGATAGGTAAAGTTCCATTGTTTAGGACTACTCCTGCGCCTATGGCTTGACGCTTAAAGTTTTTAGCGTAAGCTGCTGCATAAGTATCTGCATCTACACCACAACCTACCTGCATTCCAAAGACTCTAAAACGCTTTCCAACAAACCACTTGCAGTATGCTTCCGTATGTGTATGACCGCAAATACTAGACATCAGGTTATTCTTTGCCTTAGTTTGTGCCTGACCTCCTTCTCCGTGTTCGTAAAGGACATTGTCATAAGTAATACTCTCAACCCAATTCCAATTAGGAGTTCCTAAAACTTCATTGTAAGACCTTATCCAAGCTGCAGGAATACCACCTGTCATAGCTTTACGACTAGCCATTCTATCGTGATTCCCAATACAAACATCAGCTTCAGGGAAGGTTTCATACCATTTAGCAACTTTTTCTATTGTCTTTTCAAGCTCCAAAC